TCGTGGCGGCCGCCGAACCTTCGTCCTGTTCGACGAGATGGCAGCCATGGATCACGCGACCGACGCCTGGCGATCAGCGGCGGACACCTCCGCCTGTCGCATCGGCAACTCGACGCCCATCGGGCCCGGCACCGAGTTCACCAAGCAACGCAACGCCGGACTCGTTCACGATCGGCCCAGGATTGTGACGCTGGGCTACTGGGACCACCCGACCAAGGGCAAGGACCGGGAGTGGCGAGTCGATGAGGACGGCACGATCACAAACATCGCCGGCCGTGGCTACTGGAGTACCCCGTGGTTCCGCAATCAAGTGGAGCGTCGTCAAGACCCCGCCGATGTGGGACAGAACATTCTCATCGACCACACCACGTCCGGCGATCTCTTCTTCAACTCCTCGATCGTGACCCGACACATCCAGGCCAACGGTCGTGACGCCACGCGGTGTGAGATCGAGGACGGGCGACTCGTTCCCTGTGAGCGTGGCCGCTGGTTCGTGTGGTGTGACCTGGCTGATGGCCGGCCCGATCGTGAGACGAACTTCTGCATGTTCGCGGACCTCGCCCAAGGCCGTGGGTCATCCAACTCAGCAGTCGCGGTGATGGATCGCGAGACAGGAGAGATCGTTGCCGAATACGTTGACCCACACACGTCGCCCTTCGACCTCGCGGAAGAGATTTGCTTCGCCGGCAGAACGATCTGGCGGGGGCAGAACGGTGAGGCGTTCTTAGGGTGGGAGGTCAACGGACCAGGCGAGGCGTTCTACCAGGACGTGCAGCGGCAGGACTACTCCTACATCTACTATCGACGGCAACTCGGCAAGCGTACCGATCGACGCACGAGGGACTACGGCTGGAGATCCGATCGCAGGTCCAAGCGAATCCTGCTCTCTGGGCTCTCCCGCGAGATCAACTCCGGCGACATCATGATTCACAGCCGAGAGGGCCTGGGCGAGATGCTCGATTATGTGTTCTTCGCGGACGGCAGCATCGGACCTGGCCACCTGCAAGACGAAACCACCGGGGCCCGTGAGTCTCACGGTGACCGAGTGATCGCCTACGCGGGCGCGGTCTTCATGCGGAACGAGGCACCACACTTCGACGGTGCCAAGCCCGTATACAAACGCAATACCTTGGGCGACATCCTGGGCCATGCGGAGGTGAACGATGCCGGGTGAACTGCAAACGCGACTCGAAGAATTAGCGTCGGAGATGATCGACCTCCTGGCGTCACACGGCGGCGAGGGTTGGTTCGGGGCGATCGCCACCGGGGACACGACCTGGAGCGTGATGATTGCGGACAGCCCGATCACGGGGGTGGAAATGATGGAGTCGTATGTGAAGTCACTGGACCTATGAAATGCTTGATCGAATCATCTCGGAAGTCCAAGACTGGAGCAAGCGGGTGCTGGAGCAGACCCGTGACGACATCCACGATTGGCCGATCTGTCCCTACGCCAAGGGTGCCTGGGAGGCTAACGCCGCCAAGGTGGCGTTGGTTGACGATTGGCGAGACGTTCTCCAGGGTGTTCAGTCGTTCGTCGAGAGCAAGTACGCGGTCCAGATTCTGGTCAAGGTGGAGCCGGACGATTGGGACATGGACCAGTTCCTGGACGACATTCACCGGCTCAATCGTCGGTGGGCAAGCAAGAACGTGTGCGCTATTGGCCTGCACCCCTGGGACGAGAACACATTCATCGCGACGACGACCGAGAACGACGAGGAACTGGACCTGCACGACGAGTATGTCTTCGTCCTGCTGTTCCGGTTGGATGAACTCAACATCGCCAGCAAGGCGTTGGAAGAGGACGGGTTTTACGAACACTGGCGGCCGGAACTGTATTACGAGATCCTGGCACGCCGCAAGCGATACGAAGGGTTGGATTAATGCCAATTAGAAAAGTCAAGGGCGGATACAACGCGACCTACGGCGGCACGACTCGCACGTTTGCGAAGAAGTCGGACGCGGACAAGTTCGCGAAGAAGTACAAGGCGGCGAGAACGAACACGCGGGCCGGGACTCCTCGCGCCAAGAAGAAGAAGACGATGACGAGAAGGGGCTACTGAGATGGCGTTGCCGGAACCAATCGGACAGCCAATGATGTCGTACATGCAGCCTGGGATGCAGGGTGGAATGCAGCCGCCAATGATGTCGGGCTTCGGTGCGGGTCGTCCACCTATGGGCCAGCCGCCATTCGGAAACAAGATGTGGGAAGGCCCGTTTGATCCGCAGATGCTGGACTTCATGCAATACGGCGGGCGGAAGCCGGCTGACCCGCACATGCTTTGGGTCTTGGACCAGGCCATGAACGAGCAGGAAAACATCGAGGGCAACCAACTGCTTCGTTGGCAGGATTCTGTCCGAAAAGATCCTTGGACGTGGCGTGGCAAGATTACACCGGCAATACCAGGTGGATGATAAATGCTTGATGTAACACCGGAAAACCTCTACGAGGAAATCCAAGCGGCGGAGACGTTGCGGGACACCCACCTCGAATCCTACAACGACCTGGTCGGCCAGTTCGTGGGGTCGGCGTACCGGGACATGTCGGAGGGTGGCTCGGACGTTCCTGAGAATCACGTCTACGAGTACCTGTCACTGACGATTCCCCGATTGGTCCACGACAACCCGAGGGTCCGAGTCAGCACACGCCGGCCAGTCACGCAACGCATGACGGCGGTGGCCATGCAGCATGGGCTCAACCGATGGGCCAAGGACACTAATGTCCGATCCCCGCTGATGATGGCGGGCTACGACATGCTCCTGAACTACGGCGCACTGATGACAGTTCAGGAGACGCAGCCGGGGTTTGACGACACCGACCCCGATTCACC